GAAGCACAAAACTTCTTTTTAAATTAATGGCAAATAGTTTTATAAATAAAAAAGTAGATTTAACGACAACAGATTTAACAACATTATACACAGTGCCTAATTTTAAAGCTGCTGTTGTAAAGTCATTGTTAGTATCCGAAGATGCTGGATCAGGAAGCACAATAACAGTAACACTGGTAAATGCTAGTGGTGCTATATTTAATTTATTTAAAGATAAATCAATAGGATCTAAAGCAACAACAGAACTTTTAACAAACCCTCTTGTAATGGAGGAAAGTGAAATACTAAAAGTACAAGCTGCTGACGCGAACGAGCTGCACGTCGTAGCTTCAATATTAGAAATACAGCCAAGAGAGGTAACAACGTAGTGAAAGACATACCAGTAATAGAACCAAAAGAAGTTATAACAACAATAACAAATATGAAGACAGGTGAACAATATAAGGATGATAATGACTGGAAATCAAAGGGAATTCCAGAATCTGACATAAGAAAAGACGTAAGAGTTATTATGCCAAGTCTTGATTTATTTGGAGAAACAAAATAGAATAGAACAATGGCCATAGATAAATCAATAGATTACGTAGAACAAGACGGTTACAAGAATTATATAAAAAATTCTAAATCTGTAACTGTCCCTAAAGAATTTAAATCTAGATCTGACGCAACACCAACAAAACTAGCTTACATTACAAAAGATGAAGCAAAGATGTTGAAGAAAATGAAAAAAAACACACCGCACAAAGGACCATCCGGTGTTCCTAGTTATGATGATTATGATGCTGAAACAGGAAGTTTTAGATCTGGTGCTGCAATGAGTGCTGCTGAAACAGGTGGTGGTAGAACTGAAAGAGGCAGAGCTGATATGAGAGCAGCTGGTATTGGTCCACAAGAAGCTCAAGATTTAAGGTCTGCAGCTATCGCTGCAGGTGCAGGGCAAAGAGTTAATCCTGGTTTTTTTGATAGTAGAAATACAGTGTCACCAACAGATTTAAGATTAGCAAAACAATTTAATCCTACTGCGTTTAGAAAAAGTCGTGGTGGTGGTATTATGAATTTTATAACTAGTGGTGGATTGTTGGGAAATTTAGCAAGAAGTCTTGGACAAAGACTTGGTTTAGGTAAAAGATTTAATGAGCCTACTTATGATATGAGTCAGTTTAGTGATTTAGGTTTATTAACAGACAGGGTTAATCCATCTTATTACAATGATTTAGATAACGAAGGTTTATTGTCATTAATTAATAATACAAATTTAAATGATATAGATTTAGGAAATCCAAAAAATGACAAAAGAATTGTTCCAGAAGAAAAAGGTTTGGAAGGTGACGGTAGCTATAAAATATCTTCTAATCCTTTAAAAGATTTTTCTGAACAAGATTTAGATGAAATAGGAAAAGGCGTTGATTACATAGGTTATTCACCTGACGAAAAAGCTGCTATTGCTGCAGGAACAAAAACTCCAAAACTTGGAGATTTATTAGATTTTATAAAAATAGAAGCTAACAAAAGTGCAATGAAAAGATATTTAGGATAAATTATGGCAATAAGTAGAATGCAAACACCAAGACAATTATACGGACTAGGAAGCTTTGTTAAAAAACTTACTAGAAAAGTAACTAGACCTATAACTAAGGTAGCTAAAAAATTAGTGCCAAAAGAAATAGCTGGTATCATGAGAGCTGCTGCACCTTTCTTACCAACAGGGTATAGAGAAGCAGCATACTTATTGGGTACAGCAAAACAAACAGGTAGAATTAGTCCTATGGATTTAGCGTTAACCGCTGCTCCTACGTTTTTTGGTAGAACAACTACAGGACAAAATTTAGCTAAAAGGATTGGTGATTTTAAATTACCAGGCATGGAAAGAGATTTAAGAACAATTGCTGTTGGTGGAAAACAAGATGCAGTAATAGGTAGACTTGATGCTGATTCAAAATTAGGTCCCTTAGTTGGTTCAGATGTAAAATCAGCTATGAGTGCACAAATTAGACCACCAATGGATACACAAGGTTTCTTTGGTAAGGGTGGTGATTTTAATGTATTAAAAGGTTCTATGTTAGCAGATCCATCAGGTAAGATAAAATTAGGAACTGCTGCAGCGTTAGGAACAGGTGTATTATCTTTAATATCATCTGCTAAAACACCACAAGAAGCAGGAGAAAATTTAGTAGCACAGACAGGAAACTCTGATGACTATGAAAGAGGAGCAAATTTATTTGCGCAATTAAAACCAGAATTATTTGAGGTACCAGAACAATTTAGAATGCCTGTTAAAGATGGTGGTAGAATAGGGTTTAGAGAAGGAACAGCAAGACGTGGTCTTGGTGGTCTTGGTAGTATTGGTGGTCCAAAATCAGATTTTTTTAAAGATTTATTTTTAAACAGAGCAGGTGGCGGTGGTAAAGATTACATAATGCCTATGGAAGCTAGCGAAAGAACATTTAATGAAATTTTTACAATTGGTGGTGACGACATAAGAAAAGCTAAAGAGATAGAAGCTGAGAGAATATTACCTTCTTTATATAACCAAGCCATGACGGTAATAGATGCGATACAAGATATAGATGATGAGGAAACAAAAATGAAAATGTTGCGAGATGTTAATACTAGTTTTGACAGAACAGAGGGATTTGGTCTTGCTAAAGCTGCAAATTCTTACTACAATATTATTCAAAAATACGGATACCTTCTTGATAAACCAGCAGGTTTAGGATCTATGATGCCTAGAAATGAACAAGCAGATGGTGGTTTGATGAGAACTAACTTTTCAATGGGTAGTAAAGATGTGTCCGATCGTGCACAACAATATCTTGATTATGTTAAAGAGATGGAAGAAATGGGTGTAGAACCTATGTCAGTAGAAGATTTTAATAAACTTCTTGACTCAATGAAAGATAACATGGCGGCTGGTGGTTTGATGAGAACTAACTTTGCAATAGGTAGTGATGATCCAAAACCATTACCAAGTGATCCAACAGAACCAGTAAATCCTTTTAGACCTAAACCAATAGGTCCTTTTCCATCTAAGAGAGCTTCAGTAGATGATCCTTTTTACAGAGATAGTGAGGCTGACAGAGATGAACATTCTTTTAGAATGTTTAATAAACCTTACAAAGAACTAAACGAATTTGAATTAGAAGAGTTTCAAGAAGAGATGATGAGACTGATGAACAAGTTTAGTAAATCAAAAAACATTATGATGGCTGGTTCTGATAGATATCAAAGAATATTAGAGGAAATTATAAATGAAATGGAAGATGCGTTAGGTAGAGAGTTAACTAATGAAGAATACGATTTAGCTGGTCAATTAGCATATGATAAACTTAATAGTCCTCCAGGTAGTATGGATTATGCTAAAGGTGGTAGAGTAAATTATGCTCTTGGAACAAGGCCCACGGCTCAAGAATCTGGTTTAGGAGGGCTTCCAATTGAGGCAGATATGAGGTATACTGGTGGCTTCATGCCATATGGCGCAAAAGAAAAAGCCGATGACGTGCCTGCTAGATTAAGCAAAAACGAATTTGTATTTACTGCTGATGCTGTGAGAGCAGCGGGTGGTGGTAGTGTTCAAAAAGGTGCACAAAAAATGTATAACACTATGAAACAATTAGAAGCAAAACCTGAAGCGAAAGGAATGATGGCATAATGGCTGAAGAAGTTTTACAACGATCGGTAACCGAAGCTCCTGATTATTTAAGACCAGGTATAGAAAAATTTTTAGAGTTGTCTACAGCGCAAGCTGCACAACCAATGGATACATCCAAGTTTGCACCAGAAGTTGTAGGACTTGGAGCATTGCAACAACAAGCACAACAAAAAGCAGCAACACAAGCTGGTCTTGGTACATTACAATTTGATCCTACAACAGGGGCAGTGTCAGGTGTAACAGGTCAAGGTGTTGCAGGGTTTGAACCTTTTTTACAAACAGCACAACAAACAATGGGTGGTGTACAACCTTTTATTACAGCAGCGGCTGGTAGAACAGGACCTACAGCATATCAAGCATTTGAATCACCATATCAAACAGCAGTAAGAGACGCTACACTTGCACAATTTGATGAACAAGCAAAAGCAAGAAGACAAGGCATTAGAGATACAGCAGCAAGTATGGGTGCATTAGGTGCAGGTAGAACCGGTGTTCAACTTGCAGAGTATGATAGAAAGTCTGACATGGATAGAGCATTATTACAAGCACAATTAAATCAAGCAGGCTTTACACAAGCTAACCAATTAGCTGCACAAGCATTTGGTCAACAAGGTCAATTAGCAGGTTTACAATCTGGTTTAGCACAACAACAACTTGGTCTTGCACAATTACAACCACAATTAGCTGCACAATCTATAGGTATGGCTCAAGGTTTAGGACAAGGTGATTTAGCATACAGACAAGCTGTTCAAGATGCACAAGCAAGAGCAAATCAAATGGCAGCATTTGAACCAATTGAAAGACTAGCTAGATTTGGACAAGGTTTAACTGGTGTAGGTGGTGGACTAGGTCAAGTTTCAACAACTTTTGGAACACCTCCTCCTCAACAAAGTCCACTAGGTGGTGCTTTACAAGCAGGAATAGGAGCGTTTACCCTAGGTAAATTATTTGGATAGATTATGAATTACAACGTAATGAAAAGACCTATGTTTAAAATGGGAGGCAAAGCTAACTCTCAAGGCACAGGTATTACATCAGGTTTAGATGAGAAAGTAGACATGACAGAAGGTAGAGCAAACTATGCTACCGGACCAATGACTTCTCAAGATTTTTTAAGAAGAGCAATGGAAAAAATAGATAAGAGAGAACAAGCAATTGCCGGCATGGATGACATGATAAACCTACAAGCGTTAGGTGGTTTTAGTCAACTGGCAGGAGACATAACTACAAACAATCCATTAGAAGCAGCTTTACAATTAGTAAGAGGCGCACCTGCTGTAACTTTACCTGCGTTATCTGCAAAGAAAAAATTAGAACTTAAACAATTAGATCCAAAAACTGATCTTGCATTAGCAAAAGCATTGAAACCTACAGGTGTTGCTGGTCAAAAAGTTTATGAAATGAAATTAAAAAATTTAGCTGCTTTAGAAGAAAGAGAAGCAAAAGCAAAAGCAGATTTTCAAGCAGGTACAATAAGTCAAGATCAATACAATGATGAAATGAACTACATTAACAGAAGACTTAAAATGATCACTTCTAGTATTATGACTGATAGTGATTATAAAAATATGGCTATAAAAAATTTAATTGATCAATATGGTACTGCAGGTGTAACTCCTGAATTAGTAGAACAAGAAACAAAAAAATTAAAAGACATTTTTGAAACTTCTTTTGCAGAAGGTGGTAGAGTAGACAGAGCAATGGGTACACCTATGATGGGTGAACAACCTATGGGTCAAAATATGGGTTTAAGTCAAACAACAAAACAAGACGTTGCTATGGAGACTCAAGGACAAGGCAATAATGTATATGCTATGTTAAGAGCTAGATTACCACAAGAAATATCAGATGAAGTTGTAAAACTTATTGCATATAACAAAGAAGCTTTTGCAGATTTTGCAAGTATTAAAAATCAAGAAGACGTATCATCATTTAATGAAAAATACGGTGTACAGTTAGTCATAGATGTGGCTACCGTTTAAGGAGGCACATGGACGAAACACAAAGAAAATTATCCCCATTCTTACAAGGAGCTTTAGAGAAAGACGAGTCTGACAGAAGTTTTTTAGAAAAAATGGCCGTAAATATTTACGGACCTATATTAGAAGCAGATGAAGATAGAAACAAACCTGCTGCTGTTCTAGATGAAAGTTACAAAGACTTTGTACAAACTTTACCTGCAGAGGTGCAGTTAGACATAGATAGATATCTTAATATATTTAGAAACAATCCAGAACCTGTAGTAGAATTTATAAACGAATATAAAGACAAAGGGTATTCTGATTATTTTAAAGACAGTAAAAATTTTACAGACATAGCTGATCAAAAAGATTTAAATAGATATGCAGACTATAACTATCTTGGTAAAGGTGCATACGATGCATTGTATAGAAAAGACGATGCAGGTGACCAGGCTAGAAAAAAAGTTATGGAGTCTAAGTTTGTACAATTGCAACTTGGACCTGGACATGGTTTATACACAGCTGCTAGAGGAACAGCAGAATTAATATCATCATTATCAGATTTATATTTAGATACAGAAACATTAGACAATGTACAAAAAGCATTACCAGAAATAGATCTTACTGAAATTTACGGTGATGAAGCGGGTGGTGTTGCAAAGTTTACATCCATACTTACACAGTACGGTACAGGTTTTGCACTAGCACAAAAAATTGCAAAAAGATTAATTGGTAAAGCAACTAAAAATAAACTTGCACAAAAGACAGCACAAAAATTAGCTAAAACAAAAGCTGGAGACAAAGCGTTAAGTCTTGCTAAGTTTGGTGGTTATTGGGTATTACCTGGATTTGTGGCAGATACAACGGTGTCAGCAACAGGACAAAAAAGTATTGGAGATTTTTTTGGTGATCAACAAGGTAATATTTTAGAACAAGCATTAGCAACTACACAACTTGAAAGTCTAGAAGGTATTACAGATCCAAAAGAATATGCAGCTGCAGTATTAAGAAACAAATTAAAATTTGGTGCAGAAGGTACAGCATTTCTAGGTGCTTTAACTTTAGTGGGTCCATCGTTAAAAGGCACATCTAAAGCCATTGGACTTGCATCTACAAAAGTTGTTGGTCCTGCGTTAACTGGTATGTCTAAAGTTTTAGCAAGTGAAAAGACAGGTTTACCACAAACATTCAGAGCAGTATCAAAAGGCATAGATAAAGCACTAACAAAAGTAGGTATACCTGATTCAGATCTTTGGAAATTTTCAGAATATGGATTAAATGTAAAAACATCTATACTAAGAGCGATAGATCAGTTTTCACAAAACTTTAAATCAGGTGGTCCTTTTAATGTTCAAACTAGAAATGAATTAAAAAAATTAGATGGTCTAAATAAATCAGCTAAAAAATCCACAGATATATTTATGAAAGATTTAGATAGACAAATGTATAAAATGGCAGAAGCAGGTTTTAGTGACATATTATTTAATACAACAACTGCAACAAATGCTCTTAGACAGTGGGGTAAAGTATTAGAATACATGAGAGGTAATATAAAACTAGAACAATTACCTAAATCATTACAGTCTTCTTCTTTTGCAATTAGAAAATTAATTGATGATTACACTACAGAGCTATCACCTATTTTAAAAACTATGAATGTAAAAGATGATCTTATAAAAAACATGGGTAGATATTTACATACATCATACGAGATATTTAAAAATTCTAAATTTAGAGCTGACAAAGAAACTTATCAAAACGGTATAGATTATTTTGTAAA